AATTGAAGAAGACCACCACCCATTTACGCTATATTCTTTATACTATTAGAGGAGAAAAAAAAAAGGGAATGATATAACACATTTTTATAATTACTTAATTATTTTTAATTAGAATAGGCTAAACCACCCATTCCGGATAATATGCGTAATACGTTATAATTAACGGCATATATATTAATGCCTTCGTAGTCGAAATTAGCCGAAGTAACAGTGTTGCCTTTAGTGGGGTCAACGACGTCAACCATCAAAGTTGCGGTATCTATGCGAGACATATTTAAAGTGCCGCTCGGCTGATGATCTTCGGGTTTTAAGGCGAAAGAGTACACGTTAATAGGGTTATTAACGGGGACGTTAGTGTGATGTTGGAAGGGCTGGACGTGCGAGAAATACATGCCCTCTCTTACAGCGAAACGATCATTACCGTTTAATTGGAGAATGGCACTGGTAAAAGGGTTCTTGTATTTTTCGGGTTTTACACCAAATATAGTAAGGTTGCTTGTGTAAATGAGAGAGCCACTTGGATCATTATCAGCATCAAGGGCATCGTATAAATTATAATCATACCACCTGTTGGGTTTGTAAGCTCCTTTGCTTTTAGCTACCCAGATTAATTCCTTGCAGGGATGATTGAAGTTTAATTTAATACGGTTAGTATTTTTGTTAAGGGTTTCGGTACCGGTGAATTGAAGTTGTTCTATTAAATATTCGTGGGATAATTGAGCAAATCTTCTGCGTTCATCGGTATCTAAGAAGATGTAATCGACCCATAATGAAACATTTTGTAAATTATCAAAGCTGGCCGGAGTATCGCAGCAATTTGCGAGGGAATCGAACTCGATTTTAACTTTAACTTCGTGATATTGAAGGGCGATTAAAGGCAGAGCAAGACCTACGTTTCTGCAAAACCAGAACTCGAAAGGTATATATAATGTAGCGCCTTTTCCAGTTAATATGTCTTTATCGGCTCCAACCATGGTATCATAGGCATATCGCTTACCGATAGGTAAAGATAACTCGTTCCATATGTATAGCCAATCGGAATAATGTTTATCTATTTGTTGCCCACCAATTTCAATAACAACCGATTTAATTAAACGTAAACCGAGGTAATTAACATAGGTACCTGTAGTAGCCACTTTTCTCGCAGGTACATCAACCTGTAAATACATGCGATTTATTAAATCACCATTGCGCGATATTTGGCATGTTACGGTATTTCCATAACCGGCATTTCCGTTAAATGTCTGTTGAATAGCTTCAATAGCGAAGTTAGTATGACGACGATAAACTACTTTAAAAAAGGTAATTTGAGGATTACCAGTTAAATAATCATCCTGAGCACCATAAGCTACTAATTGAAGAAGACCACCACCCATTTACGCTATATTCTTTATACTATTAGAGGAGAAAAAAATATAGATTATAAGACACAATTTTAATTTTATATATAAACCTTAATATTTATAATTCAAATATAATGATGTTTAAAGAAAAGTCATCAAAGAAAAAGGTAACTGCTGATATAAATGAAACTGTTACATTAGATGCTATGCATAATAATATGATAAGAGATTTTGAAAAAAGCGATAAGGAAAAGTTGTATTATGAGAATAAATTAAGATATTGTGAAGAGCATAAAAATGATATATTAAATACTATAAAGAATACAAGTGATAAAGAGACAAGTAGTAAATTATGGTTTAGTAATATAGAATTATGTGAAGAAATATTAGATATCAAATCAAAATTATACGAGTTAAATAAATTGGATGAAATAGAATATTATAAAAGTACAAGCGATATACTTTTTCAATACTATGATACGGTAAATAAACAATCGGATATCAATCAAAATTCAAACTATTTAAAGGATTTTAATAATAAATCAAAAATATATAAAAAGGATAGCAAGAAAAATAAAGGGGTAGTAGCAAATACAATAAATGTATTAGAGGCGCTAAATAATATAGACAATAAAAAACCCATAGTTGAAAAATTTGCTGTTAATGATTCTGAAGATGACATAAAATGCGAAAACTTAGAAACTTTAGATGAGTATAATAATGATAATAAAATGGAAATTGTACAAGACAAGAGTTCTTTAGTAGATAAATATATGGCTATAATAAACAATAAATATATTAGAACAGTTGAAGAAGAAAATATAGAAATTTGCAAAATATGCAAAAATAACATGGTGTCTCTTCAATATGATGCAATAATTGTTTGTAATTATTGTGGATTTCAGGAATTACTATTAGTAGAGCAAAATAGACCTATTTTAAAACAGAATACAAAAGATACTTCGCATTTTTGTTATAAACGGATAAATCACTTTAGAGAATGGTGTAATCAAGTGCAAGGCAAAGAGAGTACTGATATACCTGATGAGATATTTGAAAAGATTTTGATGGAAATAAAAAAAGATAAGATTACAGATTTAAAAAAAATAACCTATTTAAAAATGAGAGATATTCTTAAAAGGCTAAGGATAAATAAGTACTATGAGCATATCAATTATATAATAAATAGGATAAACGGAATACCTACACCACAATTTAGCACAGAGTTAGAAGATAAGTTATGCAATATGTTTAGAAGCATTCAAGCACCTTTTCTAAAGCATTGCCCAAAAGATAGGAAAAATTTCTTATCTTATAGTTATGTTTTATATAAGTTTTTTCAGATACTTGGATTAAATGAGTATTTGAAATACTTCCCTTTATTGAAGAGTCGCGAGAAGCTCTATGTGCAAGATCAGATATGGAAGAAGATATGTATAGACTTAAATTACGAAATAATTCCTTCCTTATAACTTTTACAAAAACGAGTACATAATTTATTTTTCTTTGAACTTTTAAAAACTTTTTGAAATTTCTAAAATTTTTTCAATTATGTACTCATTTTTAATCCTAAATTATATACATCATTATTTTTAAATAAGTCCAATAAATATAAAACAGATGCCAGCACTATAGCTAAGCCCACTATTCTAATAATGTTAAATCTCAGGTCTATTATTAGTAATGCAAACATGGCTATAACAAATCCAAGTAATAGATACTGTAATACAACATATGCGTATGTAATCTCCATTATATCTATCATAATTAAACATTTTATTGTAAAAACATATAAGATTTATAATAATAATATATATTAAGAATAAATAATTATGGCCGACGCAGTGAACTCAACGCTTGTATCTACGAAAGAAGTAGATTATTTGGACGAGGATAAACCCATCAGAGGACAAAATTATGTACTCCTATCCTTTTTGAGTCCCGAAGATGTTATTGTTAAAAAGGATGCTTATATTTTTAGCAAATTTATTGAGAAGTTTAGTAGAGATATGAAGACTCTCCTTGATTCTCTTAAAGAAAAATATCCTGACCAAAAGGATATGGTTGATACTATTGTAGAAAATAACAATTTTATCTTTGATTACAAGGAGATGAACGAGCAATACAACTTCTATAAAAATGTAAATAACGATGAGCTCGAATCAAATTATCACCGCGATAACAACTTTATTACTTCTATGCGCGGTATTAAAGTAAGAGGAACTTTTGATACTATTGATGAGGCTAAAAATCGCAGCGAATTTTTGAAGAAAATAGACAGTAAATTTAACATTTATATTGCTCAAGTAGGTTGCTGGTGCCCATGGTCTCCCAATCCCGAATGCCTTGAAAATCAAGAATATGCAGAGACGCAACTCAATACTCTTATGAAAGAATATAAGAAAAATATGGATAATCGCGATGTTATCTTTGAAAATCGAAAGCAATCAATTGCTACAAATGCTGCTCCAGTAGGAGACAGTGTATCGGAGGAGAATGAAGAGAAAGTTGATAATGTAGAACTAAGTACCATCAAAGAAGAGCTTGAAAAGGTAGATGTATGGAGTCAAAAGAATGTTGAATAAAAAATTAATATTACTCAATTTATTTTTTAGCTATTTATAATTTATAGTATAGCTATATCCGTAATTTTGGATTTAACAGGATTAGCAGATACTATCGTATCATTGGATACTTTTGGTTTATCCGGTTCATTAGATACTTTAGATTTTTCTG